ACACAAACCATCACGCGCGTTCCTACAATGCCGCCTAGGCGGCGGGTTTACGCGCACTCACCCGACGGCGACGCGAACGACGCACGGGCTGCACTTTCCTAGCGGCACGAGCCGCCCGGGAATGGCCCTGATAGCAGCGGTTACATAACCCTTCTCCCATGTGTCGCTGTTTATATTGGTACGGCGTATGACAGCACCGCTTCCGCGCATGGGCCGCCACCAGAGCTTGCGGGTCCATAGGCCCACCACACCAACGGCAACACAGCTGGTAAGGGTCACTGCTGGTTAGCGGTTGGGGGCGATCCGAATAACGTCCGGCAACCACACCAGCAACCCGCACTCCACGCCACTCACAGTCCGATAGCATCCGCTCACAAGCCTCCAGCAGAGGGCACTGCGCACACAGCAACTTGGCCTGCTGGTGGCGCTTCCGCATCCGCACCACCGGCTCACCCGCAGCAGACGGATCCCACAGACTCGGCGCATCACGGGTCGCCTGCATATCACGCTGCTGACAGATACCCAGCTCGGCATCACCACCACACGGCAGCATGGTCATACCGCACCACTCGTGGGATTCGAGCACGCTCACCACACCAGCCCCCAACTCCGCATTACTCATCATTGTTATTCCTTTCTCTTGAAGAGGTTGACGCACCACACCTTCGTGGCGCTTGGTGCCCATGGCTGGATTCGAACCAGCAGCATCCATATGAAGCCCGGAAGGATGCGGCCATTTCATGGGCCTGGTGCCGGATAACCCGCCGGCGGCGGGGCTGAGATAGCCTGTCTAGATGCGATAGGTGTTGCGCTCCACCAGCTCCTCCACCTCCGCACGGATATACAAAATCTTTTGCCTTGAAAGTCGGATCCGAGACAGTCGCCCCTCCCTGGCATAGCGCTGTAGGGTACGGGTTGAAATCCGCAGATACTCCGCCACCTCCCGGGTTGACATATAACGCGACATTAGGAGGCTCCCTGATCCTGCTTTACGACGACACCATGCCCCTCACTGTGGTACTCATTAAGCGACGTGACCAACAACTCAATAGCTATGATTAAGCCGGAAATGCACTCACTTGAAGCATCAGCCGCAGCACACTTCCAAGGCCCCAGTAGCCCATGAAAATAGTGCACCAACTGTCCATAAACCCGGATACGATCAACAAGCGATCGTTGCCGGCAAAAATAAGCAATACGCCGCACAGTGGTAATGCTCAGTTCAACAACAGACCAGCCCAAACGGTCACTGCTCAGTTTGACTCCACGAATGGAATGAGCCCCACCATCCTCGGCAAGCCTTATCGCAGTCGCATAAGTAAAATTCGCGTCAAAAGCAGCGCCAACATGAAGCAACGCATCCTCGGTCTCTTTGGCGTATTCCAGGATTATTTCGATCAAACGAACAGAAGCCTCTTCTGAAGAGGACAAAGCCCCTTGGCTGGGGTCGCCTTCAGGCTTGGGATAATGCGCATCCCAAACTTGAGAATGCTCGACCGCATCCGCCAGATACCGCTCAGCTATGGCAACCGCCACAGAATCACTCGTTCTTGTCATTTCTTCTACTTCCACTTACTTTCTCTCGGGTTTATCCTTCCCCTAGGGCCGCTCACCCTGGGAAGGAGGTGACTACATGTACATGCAAATCAAATACGCGGGGTCGTTTTTCTCTTTTAAAGTTGACGAGGGGAACAAAGAAGCTATTGAAGGACTGCTTCAAGGAGTGTTCCCAGGGATCGTGACTTTCAAGACTCCGAATGGAACCACTGTCTCGCTCAATTTCAGTGAAAATATTCCATTCTTCTTCGAAATTTCCGATACCCCACGTAACGATTGGCCAATCTAGGATCCGTGAGGGACAGTAAAGCCTGTCCCTCACGCGGTAAACCACGTATTACTCACCAATCCCGGCCGGTTATTGACCACCGTCGCCAAGAACTTCGCGTCAGCGGTACTCAGCCACAGGCGCTGTTCCCCGGTTTTCGGGCGGATCATCACGCCTGTCGTGGTGATCTGCACCTCTACACGAGGGTTGGACACCTCCACCAGCACATCACCCAACGACTCTTCAGAAGCACCCTGGCCCTCAGGTTCGGGGTCTTCTCCGGCACCAAAGGCTTCCTCCAAATCTTCCAGGGCGATCGTTTTGTTGTTAAGAGCATCAGCGAGATATCGGTAAATACCACAAGCCGTCCGAACTTTAGCCAGCTGACGCGTGGTCAGGTCCTTTACCGACAGGCCAATCTCGGCTAACGCCTCACGCAGCAGAACGTCAAGGCCTTTACTCTTATTGATGTTCTCAAAATGGCGCTTACAAGCCCGCCGAAAAGCACTCGCTTGGGCAGCGGTTAACTCTTCTGTCCGCACACCCGCAAGAACGTACACGGCCCCATCCAGATCAATATCTGCACCCATCACAATCAACTCCTTCTAAACCAGATTTTTCTTCGCTAGCGCTTCGATCGAGTCACGGTTAATCCGCCGGGTGCGCTGGCTGAAATACGTCGCCACCAACGCTTTCTCCGCAATTAATTTCTCCACCGTGTCCGTGCTAACCTGCATATACTCCGCAGCCTGCTTGACCGTCAACCACTGCGGGGCAATCACTACCTCACGCATTGGAGTCTTTCCCCTCATCAACGCTTTTGACACTGACAAAGTCTCTGCCGTCAATCGCATCTTTAGCCATTACCCAGCGAACTCGTAGTTTTCGCAGTATTCTGCGTACATGCACCAAACGTGGATACTTCAAATCAATATGGACCAATACGAGATTACGGACTGGGCTTTCCCCCTCCTCTGCTGGTGTGTCAACCAGTTGGACAAGGATGGTGTGCCGTTCCACCTGAGCGTTGAAGGATTTGACCCGACCTACGTGACTGCTGAGGATGAAATCGACTTTCTCATCCCGGAAGTCCCGAACTCCTATTTCAGACGCAATCTGACGGAGGATGAATTCGACGAGGTACTCGATTTCCTTCATTCGGGTAACCGGCACGGACACCGGCGAATCGAGGTCTACAGTAACGATATTGTGTTCCCCGAAGACCGGGACCTTTCGGACACTCGCTAAAACCGGTGGCCCAGACAACATACGCAGACGCTTCATAAAAAACTGCGTCATTTTCCCTTTTCCTTTCTTTGCTTCACGACGCCCCGGCGCGAATCACGCAGCAGGAGCAGATTCGTCTGCTTGTTCGACAATCAACCCTTCGATTGGCACGCCCGCCAAACGGCTAATCTTGAGTGCTGTAATTAGCGTTGGGCTTGTTCGACCATGTCGAAGATTACGTACGGTTGTACTCGATAGACCTAGCTCGGCACCTAGTTGCTCATCAGATGTGAATCCGCACAGCCTTCTAGCCTGATCTAAAACAGAAGCCCTTACTCGAAGCTTCTTTGGCGCAAGGTTTGCATTCATGGCGCCAATATTACATACCTTGCACTATTGACGCAATAACTGCGTCAAAAATTATCATTTACACTGGTAAACACGGACGCAAATCTTGCGCATATATAGCAATCTAGTTACAATTACAGGCATGAATCTTGAAAAATGGTTGGCAAAAATCACCACTGACACAGCCCCTGAAATTGCCCAACGTGCCGGAATACCTAAACGGACAGTGCAGCATCAAATATCTACAGGACGGATGAGCATCGAGAATCTAGTCAAAATTGGTGCCGCATATGGACACCATCCCCTAGAAACTTTGATCGATTTCGAAGTTATCGATCCTGTATGGCGTACCATCCCAGACATACGGGCCGCACTACGGCTCGCACCTGAAGAATGGCTAGCTGACGAAGTGCTCAACCGAATGCGTGCAGGTGCAAAAACTGATGAGTTTACAACCCCTCTTGACGAACTGATTGAACGCAAACATCATAAAGCTAATTCATCAAACTCCGCGCCCACGCCAGATATTTCCACCGAGGTAGATCATGACGCGATCATTGAGCAGATTAATGCAGGAAAAGTCAAATTCGCAGCTCAGAAGCGCACACTACCATTGGAAGAAAATACTCCATAGATACCATACCCGGTAAGCATTATTCCTACGCTAATAACTTTTAGCGTCGTGATCGAAAATGACATTGCTGAATTTACTAGCGAAGCAGCCACACTAGCACAGGTCTAATTTGGATTGCCCCAATAGATTTCCTTCTTGTGCCTACGCAATTATAATCTGATGCATGAAACAAACTCGCTGGTGGAAGTATGTAACAGAAACAATCCAAGGCCGCACTTTTAAGGATGCCGCTAAAATTGCAGGATTCGACCAATCGGCCTTCACCCGGTGGAAAGATGGCGCGGCAGCGAAACCCGAGTTTGTCGTAAAATTTGCCCGTGCATATAATCGCAACGTTTTAGAAGCCTTAGTGGAAGCAGAATTCATCACAGAGCAAGAAGCAGGCTTGCAAAAAGTAAATACTGATATACCGGCCGCACTACAGCTTGCACCCAAAGAATGGCTAGTTGACGAAGTGCTCAACCGAATGAGTGTAAGTGCAGAGAACCGAAATATCCCCTTGACGAAGCCATCGAACACCAACACCATAAAGCTAATACATGACCATGACCATTCATAAAGATTGGTATTACAACACAGTCAACGGCGACACCGAGAAAGCAGCCTCATTACGTGCAGGTATCACCACTAGTACGCTTAACCGACAACTAGCAAAAGGAACATTGTCGGAAGGCAACGTTATAGCCATAGCAAGGGCATACGGACAAAATCCGGTGGAAGCCCTGGTACGAACTGGATACCTAACAAAAGAAGAGGCAACAAACAGTTCCCAATCGCTAATTAAAATGCTCAACGATCAGGAACTAATTCATGAGCTTGCCCTGCGAGTTAATAGTGATGAAGCAATCTGGGCCGAAGTTTTTGGAAAAGCAATATCACTGGATGACAACCACAACACAGTTACTGCTAATCACAGCAAAGCGGATGGACTAAAACCAGATTAAAATTGAATTGTGATGAGCATTGAGCAGTGGATATACGAGACAATCGGTAGTGATTCTTTACGGCAAGCTGCGTTACTTGCATCCCTCTCACCAGCGACACTCAGCAGACAGCTAACAAACAAGTCAGTCACCGTCGAGACTGCGGTTAAAATTGCTCGCGCGTATCAAGTAAGCGTTATCCCCGCGCTCATGGCCCTTGATATCGTGACTGAAAACGACATTGCCGAATTTGCTAGCGAAGCAGCAATACAGGATGCTTCCGACGAAGTCCTCTCAACTGAGGTACTACGACGAATGAAAACAGGCTCAGCACTATAACCACTCCAATCAATAAAGTAACATTCGGGACATGAACAGCATCCAATGGATGAGAAAGGTTACCAACGGTGACGACGTAAGCACTATCGCGAGAAAGGCTGGCACACCACGCCGCACCTTATACCGACAGGTTGAACGCGGAGAGCTCAGCGTTGATAACGTGCTATTAATCGCAAAGGCATACAAAGTAAACCCTATACATGCACTCGTCAAATTGGGTTTCATCGACGCATACTGGACAAATACCCTCAGCACCGAAGCCGTCCTAAACGCAGCAAGTGAAGATGCTCTATGTGCCGAAATTCTGCGTCGCTTAAAATTAGGGCCAAATACTATGTAGTGAATGATGGAATCATGAGTTTTGATATTTGGTTAAAATCGCTGCCAGGAGCACCGACACCAACTATTGCCGCAAAAAAATCGGGTCTAGCTGCACCAACTTTACTACGCCACGTAGAACGTGGGCACTCGACCGCCGATAACGTTATAGCGATCGCAAAAGCTTACGGAGTCAGCCCTATCGATGCCCTAGTCGACAACGGGATGCTTAAACCATCTGACCTCGGCGGCGAACGATCCCCCATCAAGGCGGCTCTCCGAGATGCCACCATCACCGAGCTACTAGAGATGCTTATCGAGCGAGTAAACAACTCGGGCCTAATCGAAGACAATTTTGAGATAAGTACCGTCACAGGGCATAAACCTAGCGATAGAGTAAGTGGATAATGGAGTGCATGACAGATCACCTAAAATGGCTCAAAGGACTAGTGGGAAATGCAAGTGGGCGAACAATTGCCAACCGCTCTCAAATCTCTGTAGCAACAGTGAACCGACAAATCAATAAGGGGTTTTTCACTGCCGAAGTCGTCATCGCTATCGCTCGCGGTTATGGGGAGTCCCCAGTCAAGGCACTAGTCGCCACTGGATATATCACAGCCAAAGAAGCGATAGGAATCAATGAAACTTCAGTCGCGCAACTACTCACCAACCATCAACTAATTCGAGAGTTAGCCAGGCGAGTCGATTCAAAAGACAACATGCAAGAAGAAAACTTCGGCTCCCTAGTACAAAGCAACACTCCATCCCATTGCGATCATTGAGTAGATTAATGCAGGGAAAGTCAAATTCGCAGTTCAGAAGCATGTGGCACCTTTGGAAGAAAATATTCCCTAATTCCGGTCAATTACATGTATCTATAAATTTCTTTTTATACTTTCCCCCCAAATATCAACGTGGGAAATATCTCACTTTATTGAGAATAACCTTAACTCTTGCCTATAATTCATTTACCTTCCTCATAACAGAAATAGAGGGATAAATGAATCTACCTATTGATGATTTGGCTCTCTCCATGGGTATCACGGTCGTCGAAAGCAGACGATTAGATACCTCATACAATGCGGTTTTTTACCGTCCCGGCCTGACGGTTTACGTTCGGACTGGGCTCGATCCCGTCACGCGAGCATGTGCGGTAGCTCATGAACTCGGACACGCCTATTACGCCCATGACTGTTCCACGCCACAGGCAGAACGGGAAGCCGACGAATGGGCAGCCGACCACCTACTCAATGAAGCAGCAGTGCAGCGCGTAGCCTACG